AAGTAGAGATGATATATTTCCACAAACACAACATATACAGACAATGAAGTCTGAATAAAATAAACTTTAATTAAAACTATATTGCAATATGGCAAAAAAGAAGAATACAATACCAAGCGGTTTTGATGACATTCTTGGCAACATTTATAGTAATGCCGAAGGTGCATCAGAAGTAAGTAATGTCGATGACATTATTACAGATACATTGCTTGAAGAAGATGACGATAAAAATGAACCGCCAGTGAATAAAACTGAGGACGGAGAAGAAGTGGATGACAAAACTACCGCTCATGAAGACGATAGTGAGATTCCAGAAGATATTAAAAATAATATTGATAATAATACAACCGCAGTTGAAAACAATACAACGCAGACAGAAGAGGAGCATGATGATGAACCTTCAGATGCAGATATTGTTGAGGCTCAGCAAGTTGGGCTGTTGTTCGATGCTATCGGACAATCACTAGGTTGGAATATGGCAGATATTGACGAGAAAGATCGCCCTCTAACGGTAGATGCTCTTACAAACTATATGGCTGAAGCTGTACGTTAGAACTCTGTTCCTGAGTATGCGGACGATCGTATACAGGCGCTCGACGAGTATGTAAAGAATGGAGGTAAGTTTGAAGACTTCTATCGCATACAGCAAGAGGGCATAAATCTCGACGCAATGGACCTCGAAGACGAGAATAACCAAAAGCAGATTATACGTGAACTACTTAAGCATGACGGCTATACAGATGATCAAATCAATAAACGTATATCAAGATATGAAGATGCTGACATGTTGTATGATGAGTCTGAAGATGCTTTGGATAGATTGAAGAATATTCGTAAAGCTGAAGCTGAGGCTGCTGCTAAACAGCAAGAAGAATTTGCTAGACAGCAGCAAGAACAGTCTAAAGCTTTCTTTGATGCTGTAACTAAAGATATAAACAACTTGAATAGTATTAGAGGTATTTCAATCCCAAAGGAAGATCGTAAGGCTTTGTTTGATTATATTTTCAAAGTAGATCAAAATGGTGTTTCACAATATCAAAAGGATTTCAATGAGAATCTATCAAAGAACCTTATTGAATCGGCTTACTTCACAATGAAGGGTGACGCTCTGATTACAGGTGCTGCTAAGAGTGGTGAGTCATCTGCTACAGAAAAACTCAGAAATTTGTTAAGGCACTCAAGTAAAAATCACACATCATTTAGTGCCGAAGATAAGACAAAATCAGCTCTTGATCTACTTGCAGGTCAATTCTGATTCATTTAGTAAATAATTAAAACATATATGAATAATACATTACTTAATAATCTCCAGCTATATCGCGGACGTAGATTCAGCGACCTGGTAGATGAGAACATGATTTCTAACGCCCTGTTGACCAAGCCTCATGAGGTATCTGGTCTGCTTTCACTGGTATTTGGTACTAAGGACGATGGTGTATCAACCGCTATTGACCTGATTACTGGTGGTCTGGGTAAGACTATGGTCATTGAGAACCGCGAATTTGAGTGGTCTGTGATGATCGACAGCGATCACGCTGTAAACATTCGTTGGGCTAAGTACAACAACACAGAAGTTACTTATAATAACTATAATGAGGTAACTCCTGGTGCTAACGGTGCTCCTATCTACATTGCTCTTGAAGAGCGTTGGTTCGGTCCTGGTGCCATTCTGTCGTTCGACGACTACAAGTTCCAGGTTCGTGTTTCTGGTACTCCTTATCAGGATGGTAGTGCTTGGGTTTACGAGTGCTATGTTGTTGACCAGTCTAATGCTGCTTACATTCCTGGTGAGTTCCTGCTGCCTGGCCGTCAGGTAAGCCGTATGGGTTCCGCTTACGAGGAATACAGTGATGAGGCTGATATCATCAACTATCAGACTCCGTTCAAGATGCGTAACCAGCTGCAGACTCTGCGTCTGTCTTACGATATCACCGGTGATGCTTATAGCACCGTTCTCGCTATCGCGCTGAAGGATCCCGAGACCGGTAAGACTTCTTATCTGTGGTCTGATTATCAGTATTGGATTGCTCTGCGTGAGTGGAAGAAGCGTGAGGAGAAAGAACTGTTGTTCGGTAAGGGTAATCGTCAGGCCGACGGTACTTATAATTTGAAGGGTACTAACGGTCGTTACGTTGCTAAGATGTCTGGTCTATTTGAGCAGATTTCTCCAGCTAACGTTCGTTATTACACTACTTTGACTGCTGAACTGCTTGAGGATTTCCTCTTCGATCTGTGTTACAACTTGCTGGGTACTAACGAGCGTAAGTTCATCGCTCTTACTGGTGAGATGGGTATTCGTGAGTTCGACCGTATCCTGAAGGAGAAGGTAGCTGGATTTAACATGATCGACACAGTATTTGTTACTGGTTCTGGTCAGAATTTGACTCTCGGCGGCCAGTTTACTACTTATAAGATGACTAACGGTATTGAGCTTACTCTGAAGCGTTGTCCTCTGTTCGATAACATGGAGATGTTCCGTCAGCTGCATCCGCTGACTGGCAAACCATTGATGTCTTATACTTTCCTGTTCGTTGATCTCGGTCAGCGTGATGGTCAGGCTAACGTCGTTAAGGTTTGTCGTAAGGGTCGTGAATTCGTACAGTGGTATACCGGTGGTTCTGTTGCTCCTAACGGATATGCTAACAGCATCACTACGCTGCGTTCTAACAGCCGTGACGGTTATCAGGTTCATTTCCTTGGTGAAATGGGTATCATGCTGCGTAATCCTCTGTCTTGCGGTATTCTGTACTGTGATGCTGAGGATACTGAAATTAGCAACAGCGGTATCTGATTTATTAAAAGATATAATTGATGTCTGAGCTCGGGTTCCAAAACGGAACCTGGGCGTTCAGCGTCACAACATACTAATTACATATAATTATGGTAGTTGAATTAAAAATTAAGAAAAAGAATCCCTGGGCTGGATTAGTAAAATATAAGTCTTGTTTTGATTACATTTCACCTTACTTCACTAGATCCGGGTCGATTTATACGGGTTTAACCCCAGAAGATGAAAAATATTACGAAAAAGCTTTAGGTTACGAAGACGGTCATTTGTCAAAGAATAGTGATTTCTGGACAACATTCTGCGTAAAAGTTGGTGCACGTGGTCTTATCCTTGATGATTCAATTCCTCGTCAGGAGATGATAATTAAATTCCTTAGTGGACATAAACGTGTTGCTACATCTTTAGATAAACTTACAGCAGGTAAAGATTATCTGTTGATTAATCGTGAAGCAGAGGCTGTTGAAGCTAATAAGATCAATAAGCGTCGTCGTGAAGCTATTAAAGAATTCGATAATCTTAGTCTTGAACAGATGCGTAAATGTTTGCGTTTGTTTGGTGTTAAGGCTGATAGAATGTCTAACGAACTTGTAGAATCTACTTTGTTTAGTATGATCGATAAAGATCCCAATAAGTTCTTTATGAAGTGGATTGACAATAAGTCTAAGGAAACAGAATTTATTCTTGAAGAGGCCATAGCAAAAGGTGTTATTCGTAAAGATAAGACTCATTATTTCTATGGATCTGACATGTTTGCAGATAGTCTTGAAGATGCGATAGCATACTTGGATAACAAAAAGAACCAAGATCTGAAGCTTTCGATTATTAACGAAACACAAAATAAGTAATACTTAATACGCATGTGATATGACGTACGAAAATATATATACCAAATTCATGATAGAATATGACAAGGCAAACATAACTTCGTCATATCCATCGTTAACAGAATACGAAGTAGCTACTATTCTTGATAAAGCTTATCTTGCTTTAATCGGGCAAAAGGTCTCTGGTAATAATATACGTAGATCTACCATAGAATCTGATGTAAAATCTATTTCGGATATACAGCCTTTAATTGGGGAATCGACTAAACAACTGCATGGTAATATTAATATTGTAAACGAAAAGTGGTGTAGAATAGATGATATAGATTTTTTATATTTTATAAGCGCAAATGTTAAACGTAACAATAATACTTGGGTTCCGATAAAACTTATTACACATGAATCAGCATAGAAATTTTTTAAAACAGATTATAACGAACCGTGGATAAAGATACCAGTTTGTTATATAGAAAGTAATACGTTGCGAGTGTTATACGATAATAAAAAAGACGATATATCAACTTTACATCTTATGTATATTAAAGAACCTACTAAATTTGTTGTCGATGACAACAATGTTAGATTTGATAATACGCCTTTCGAATGTAATAATAGTATGGCTGAAGAACTTATAAGCTTAGCTGTAACATTTGTTTTAGAGAATGTAGAGTCTTCAAGACTTAATAATAAACTTAATACTAGAGGATTAGAAGCATAATTATGAATACAGAACAAACTAGACAATTGGGTATAGAATTTGAACGTAGAATTCAAACTATGCTTCCACAAAAAGAATTTATTGATAAACTTGATACAGAAACAATATATTCTTTTTTAAACCAGTATCAAGATAAATATATACATGAGTTATTTAATAATTTAGATAAACTGTCCGAAAATAAATCTATGGATATAAGAATAGGAGAAATACTTAGTCCATTATTGACAACAGTTAATCTTGTTAAAAATACAGAAAAATCTACAGATTTAATAGATTATTACAATCTGGAAAATGATTTTTCAATGTATGTAAGAAGCGTAAGTAAAGTAAACAGGTTTTATAGATATAAGGATAGTAATATTTTAGCAAATCCTCCTAAATCTATTGCAAATACATATGTTAGTAATATAGAGCTTAAAAATTATATAGAAGGACCTAATGACATGTTAAGAATATTACGATCACCGATTGTTTCTATAGATAAAGACTATCTTATTATTATACACGATATGTATACTAATATAGTTGGAGAATCTCTCACATATTATAGAGCACCTAAATACTTTACTCCGTTGATTAAAGATGCTGATTGTGAATTGCCAATAGATGCATTTGAAGATCTTGTAAGTGGAGCCGTTTAGTTGTACGTGCAGTATATAGTCGGATAGAGCAATAATAATAAAAAAGAACAAAAAGAACAAGATAACGATTGATTGATATGAGATGTATAGATTTAATAGCTGCATTCGAGCTAGAAACAAATAAGATAGACGATAGCGCAAGAAAGCCCGTTACTGATGATTCTGTATATTGGATCAATCAAGCTGTAATGAAATTTGTTAAAGATAGATTTAACGGTAATGCCCCAAAGCGTACATCGTATGAACAAAATGAAAAACGTACTAGAGATTTGATAAATCTATTCAGAGAAAAAGTATACAATAATATAGTTTCTCCAAAGTATCACAATGATTATGACGAATATGAATATATTTATCCGAATGGTGCAGAAAATGATTATCCTAAGATGTTGTATGTACTCAACGAAGATGTAGTCATATCGGACTTAAACGATGAAAACAAAATGGACACCTGTGTGTTTGAGTGTACAGCAGATAACTTTATGTATAGGATAAATAATTCATTAACTGATTTTCATTATCGTTATCATAGAGCAAGGCCTCTTCGTATTAGAACAAAAGACGGTTTTAAACTATTAACCGACAAGAATTATAAAATATCACAATATACCTTAGGGTACATTAAAGTACCCGAAGAAATAACCACAAACGATCCGGTTTATGAGTACACGGACTTTGAGGATAATATATGGATGGAGATAGTCAAGATTGCCGCACAAATGTATGTGGAAAATCAAGGTGATCCTAGATACCAATCTCTAACCAATGAGGTACTCACACAAGAATAATAATTTAAACGTGGAAACCCCAGCTAGTTAGGTCTAGCCTTTGTATATAGGGGGAGTAGAATAAATTAATTTAAATAATATGATTACATACGTAAATACAGTGATGGTTAGCAGTGGTAATGCTGCAGTCGTAGACAGCGTTGCAAGCGCTACAAAGGGTAAGTTTATTTTCTATGATGTTGATAACGGCACGTATAGCATTTCTGCTGATACGCTGCGTTTCAAGATTGGTATGGGTACCGGTAAGACCGCTCCTCAGATCAATCCTACAACTAAGGCACTTGATCAGGTTCCTGTTATCAAGTGGTCTAATGTTATCAATGTTGCAGACATTAAGGGTGTTACTACTCATACAAATGCCGGCGATACTCAGGATATAGCTACTATTGATTTTTCAAATATTAACGATGGTCTTGTTAATCTGTTTGCACAGGGTGGTAAGAGAATCATTGTTCGTTTGACTTTTAAGGATCTTCCCACTCGTTTTCGTAAGTGGACTGAGTCTTATGAGTACGTTACAAAAGCAGCTGAAATTTCTCAATCTTCTGATATTACAGCATATAAAAACACCATTGCAGAAGATGTTGTAACAATGATCAACAAAGAGTACAAACGCGCTCGTGTTAAGGCAATACTCGGAAATATGTTAGATACTACAGATCAATCTTATGTAGCAGATGATGATGATATTGCAATTAAAGGCGACTTCGTTTTTCGTTCTGCTAACAGCGGTACTACTGTAATGTTAAGAGCTCTTACATATGACGACGACAATACAGTAGACAGCTTGAACTGGGCTAACACTGTTCGTTTTAATGTTAACCTTTACTATACCGATCCTGCCGCTGAAGGCTGGGAGTCTACTAACAAGCACTTCCCCGATGGCGTAACGATCGATAAAGTTCCTGGTAAGATTGATTCAGCTTCTGCTAAGCTTGTTCGTGACCGTGAGGCTCAGGCTATGGGTTATGATGGAATTCTTAACCGTGGTGAGGGTACATGGCCAATCATCAAGCCCGATATGAATGTAAAGCTCGACGAGACTTACAATTCCATTACTATCGAGTTTGAGAACATGTATCGTGCAGCTGACGACATCTTCCGTAAGACGAAGCAGACCGTTGAAATCTATGTTTCCGGTACTACTAAGGCTATTACTGACGAGCTCGATAAAGTACTCTGATTTAAGTTAGCTTTATGAAAAAGGTTAAAATAGGAAACGATATTCGCTTAAAAATTCAATTAAACGCTAAATAGATAAACTGGCGTTTTGGTGATGATTTTCCTGCTGTATTAAATGGAGACGAAGCTACTGGTGATACTTTTGTAATATTGTCAGCAAAAGCATTCTTTATAAATACTACACTTAAGGAAAAACTTATAGAAGAATGTAAGCGAATAAATAGATTTTTTAGAAGATTTCCTATTGAGCCTTTTATTAATGAATTTGAGCCTGACGCATACAATATACACGTATCGGGTAAATTCCCAAAATATAGGGCACACGTCGCAAATCTATATAATGGTTTCGGCGTTTGTCCGAATTGGGAAAAATGTAAACCAATAAAAGATATGGATGTTACTGTATATAGAAGTGAAATTATTCGTACGCAGGATCCTAATACAATAATTGTAGAATTTCCAGGAGAAGCTCAGCTTTTCGAAGGAAAATATGAATTGTTGGTTTAGGCTAAAGTATATGATCCTGAGTATAAGAATAATGAGCGTATGGTAACAGCATCCGTTAAAGATTTATTTTAGCTTGTAGAAGATCAAGACGAAGCTATTAACAATCCTGTAGAAATAGACATAATTGATTCTAATAATCAACAAGGAGGAGATTAATATGCAACAAGTTTTCACATCTATAGCACACATGTTTGAAGGATTCTCTGCTGGAACATGGTATGGCAAATTAGCTATAGCATTAGGTAGTGTCCTTACAGCATTTTATTCTCCAATAGTTGCGTTATTAGTTTGTTGCTTTGCGTTTACAGCAGTAGATATGTTTTATGGCATTAAAGTATCACATAAGTTTAAGAGAAAGATAGAAAGTCATAAAAGTTGGTCTGGTACTATTACCAAATTACTTGATGAGTGGATAGTCATCTCTTTAGCTAGATTACTTGAAATGTCTGTAATTAATTCTGATGGTGTATTTGTACTTACTGGTGGCGCCACTGTGATCATAGGGCTAACAGAACTTTGGTCTATTCTGGAGAATTTGAATACGCTTAACCCGCATGGTCCGTGGAAAGCGTTAGGTAAATTCCTTAAGAAAAAAGGTGAAGATTATATAGGAACAGAAATAGAAATAAACGATGAACATACTGACGATAATAAATTGGTTGGTAGCGAATCGTAAAAGCCTATTTAAGGCTATTTTAGGCCTCTCTGTGGCCGTTTTATTGGGTTGGGGGATAACTCTCCATAAACAGAATAAAAAGCTGTCAGAAAGCCTAGAATTGGCTTAGAACAACATTGAGGCCTATTAGGGCTCCCTAGCGGGGTCCTAGTAGGCCAATAATGTTTTAAGGCTAGACATCGAAACGTTAAACCAACAAAATGATAAATTACTTCAAGATCTAGATACTGTTCGTTCAGAATTGAAAATAAAATCTAAACAAATTTCAACTGCTGCAACTCAAACACAGGTTTTAGACGTTAATGATAGTAAGGGGGTAAGGGGGGATCTAATAGAAATACTTAAAGATACTACTTATAATGATAGTATTAAGTATAACGATCTTACTACAGTATATTATACCATAGGTAAAGATACTGTTAATGTAGGTCTTAAATTAGAGAATACCCAATATCTCTTTGTATACAATAAGAAAGAGTATAAGAATAAGAAATCATTCTTACGTAGATTATTTACATTAGATTTTAAGAAGGTAAACAAGTATAAGTATGAAATAGTAAATACTAATGATTTACTTAAAACTAGTGATGTAAGAGTGGTTGAATCTGTAAAATAATTAATTATGGAAGAATATCTGATAAACAGGTTTTTAAAAAATAACCACAATAAATATCATAAATATATGAAAGAATGGTTGTCTAATCTAACCGAAGATCAGATAGCGTATTTCGTATTAGAAAAACAAAGATTAGATGAAAAAGATATCTCTTAAAGAATTTATAGATGATATACTCCTTCTCGTAAGAAATAATAATATAAGTGAGAGTGAAGATCTTTCTAGGGCTCAGATTCATTCTTGGATTAAAGCATATAAGCATAAGCTGTGGAAAGATGAAAAAGATAGAAAGAAGGAGCTTGCTAGACTTGGGTAGTTAGATTGGTAGGATCTAATTGATGATGAATTCATTAAAGAAAAGGAAACAGGTCCTATGAAATTAGAAGTAGTAGAAGATAAAACTGCACCTGAACACACCAAACGTACTGTAGAAGCTCTTAAAGATATATTAGATAACAACGGGAATAGTATATTAGCAGTACATGATCAAAACGGAGAAGCTATACAATATATGAATCATATTCGTAGGCTTTATCATTATTTTCGTAAGTATACATTTGGAGATATGACCGCGTATTATAAAGACGATGGTCATATTTACGTATAGGGCTTGGTAGATGACGGACAATTGGAATATATTTACGTATTAGCTTTATACGAAGATGATGACGATGAGGAAGATGATGACAACCTCGATGAAGATGATATCTTAATTCCAGCTTGGATGGTTCCGATGATCAAAGATTTAATAATTAAGAACGAACTTGCATTCATGCTCAATAGACCTAGCGACGATAGTAATAATGCTACACTGGCTAGTGTTAAGCCACATGGACCGCAAGATGATGAAGAATAATGAAATAGTCTTATACATTCAGGGATATGTATCGCACAATCCCTATAGACATAGATTACGAGCTCTACAAGCGTATTTTAGATGAGATGTGTAAAATTATACTAAACCACGTCTTAATGCGCTCAGAAGGCTTTAAAATGCCTTACGGGCTTGGTTTCATACAAATAGGTAAATATAAACCTAAACAGTTAACTGATAAATCCCTGTCTGTTGACTATAAAGCTAGCAAAGAATACGGTAAACGAATACTACATTTAAATGAGCATTCCGATGGGTATAAATATAGATTATACTGGTCTAAAATACCTAGGACATTTCCAGATAGATATAAATATCAATTAAGTTTGGTTCGTCAAAACAAACGTAAGCTAGCACAACTAATATTCAATAAACACGATTATATAGATATAAATGATATACAATTATACAAAGTGTGAGTCTGTTATTGCTAAGATAATGGCGGACTTAGATTCCTCAGAAGTCAGAAATAGAGTAACTGATATGAAGGAATGGATATTTGAAGCTGTGGAAAAGATTGGAGCTCCTGTGTAGTATATCAATAGGGAATCCGGAGAAGATGGATTTCCGATATTAAAGATAGAGGACAATCAAGTTCCACTTCCATCAGATGTGGTTACATTAGATGGTGTCGCTTATGCAGAAAGCGAAAAAGGTCCTTGGGTTCCTATGGTAAAAAGTACTAAGATATTCAAAGGTATAAAAAAAGATCATAAAAATAGCCATAAGGACCACATATTTGAAGATAGAAAGATGTTTACAACGCAAGGATAGTTTTATACTATAAATGGTATGAAATACGCTGTAAACAATGTAATTAAAAATAAATACGATAAGCCTGAGTATTTTATCAAACCTGGCTGGATAGTTACAAATAAATCAAAAGGATTTATTAAACTTTCTTATAAAGCAATAGCTACTGACGAAAGAGGCTATCCACTGATACCAGATACTCCTTCGTATTAGGAAGCTGTGTATTGGTACGTAGTAATGAAGTTGTCATTCTCTAAGTGGATGAAAGGTAAACTTGGTGGTAAAGGTGTAAATACTGGACAGAATATATATACGCATACCTTGCAGCAATGGAACTTCTATAGAAACCAAGCATACGCTGAAGCTATGATGCCTACTGCTGGAGATATGGAGAATATTAAGAACGACTGGAATAAGCTTGTACCAGACTTCGAAGGTGAAGATAGGTTTTTTGATAATATATCGGACGATCAACAATTCTATAGTGATTATTATTATGGATACTAATCAACAAAATAACACACATATAAATACATTCACTAGTGGTATGAATACAGATACGTCTGATATGGTTATAAAATCTGATTCATATCGTTACGCTGAAAATATACGCATTATTACTGATGAAAATAGTAATAGTGGTGAATTAAGATTGATAGAGGGTACTAAAAGTATACCAGTCACATTTGATGGAAACGACACTTATGCTGGTCTTGATATATTATCATTGGATTCTATAAGAAATATAGGAGTATTAGTAGCAAGAGTAAAACCTTAGGGCTCTGACGGTTATACTGGATGGGCAGTATTTAGATTTGACGAAAATGATTCAAGTATACTATTACATAGAATAGCTGGCCCGTTCAGTGAAGAAATATGGAGAGCAGAAGATTTAATAGATAAAGAAAATCAGGCTAGTAAACTTAAATGCAAACCTATATCTACGGTATTAAGATGGGAGTCTGACGATAATGTAAAATTATATATTGCTGACGGTATTCATAATATAATAGTAATATCTATTACTAATGAAGATAGTAACTAGGATGTAAGATTTAATGCTGAACAATAGTTATTACCTCCTATAGTTGCTACTATTACTGAAAACAACGGCTACGTCCCAGGACCGATTATACAATATGCATACAGATTGTATATACAAAACAAGGCAGCATCTAATATTTCAGTGCTGTCTAATCCTGTTACTTGTTATATAAATAATTATCAGGGTTCGAATCTCGATGGTTATATTAATAAGGCTATACAGTTAGATATAGATCAAAGTGTAGCGCAGCCTGGGTTTAAAATACAAATATTTAGAATATCGTATATTAAACAAGGTCAGGAGCCTATAATATAGCTTATATATGACAATGATGCACAATATTTACAATAGTTTATAGACTCTGGACAGAAAATAGAGGAAATATCGTATAATGAATTCTTGAGTTATTTGTCATTTGGTGTAATCCCAAAGGAAATAGAATCTAAAAACGATTATTTATTCTACGGAAATATTAAGTATTCTACCGACGAAACAGATGAAAAATTTAAAGATTTTGACGCAAGGTGTTTTAACGACGGCAATTATTACTATGACGGAGATACTAAAGTAGATAAAATATATCACAGCGATAAAATAAATAACGTCCCTGATCATAATGTAATGCACAAAGAGTTATCTAGTAACAAAAAAGAATATGATCCAGATAACTGGAAAACAGACGAAGTGTATTCTTCCGGAGAAGGCGGATCTTATTATTACAACGGATACGGAAAATGTCTTGCTTGGAAATACACATATAAAAAAACTTATAACTGTAATATATTTTAGACAACATCTACAGGTAGAACATATAGGCGAGGAGACGTTTATAGATTCGGTATAATATTATATGATGAAAACGGTAATAAATCATCTGTAAAATGGATAGCTGATATAAAAATGCCATCCGACATGTGTCTCGACGGTGATTATAACTGTTTCCCTATATCTGTTTTTAGTTTGGAGGAATATGATCCCGCATCAATATCTAAAACTTGGGAGCAATATAACATAGGAATAAAATTCGTACCTATAAATACAACTGGAGATAATTCCCCGTGGAAAAATGTAAAAGCATATCAAATAGTACAATGTAAAAGAACGGTAGATGATAAGTATACATTGCTACAAGGAATAGTAGGTTATCCTATTCAAATAGTTAGTCAAGCTTTGGGTGAAAGATTATTTCATCCTGGGTTTTTAACTACATGTAGATAGGGTTTTTATGTAAACAAACGAAATGAACTTACTTAGATAGAAAGTGTGGAGAAATTCGCAGAAACAAATTCTTCAATTTCTTTGTTTGCATGTCCGGAGTTTTGTATGTAGCCAGATGATGTTAAAGATTTAATTAAAAAGGTAGGGATAGGTAATTTAAGATATAAATACGTCAAAACTATGTATCCCAATTCTAATACAGATGGTACTTATTATAAATCACCACATATTCCAGAAAGTAGTTTTGTATCAAATCCGAGACCTTGTTTGCCATATAGTGTTAAATTAGATAGTAATCAAGACGAATTCGTATTCGACAATTATCTAACTAGCTATAATTTACACAGAGATCACCCAGATCAGCCTGATCTTGTTGAATATGCCTGGGATACTTACAATTATAATAATTATGCGATAGTTGCCGCAGACAGTTGTGATGAAGAATATGATTATGAAAAATGCGAAAATGATTTACATGATGTAGAATATGTAACTTCACCAGACCCGACGTCTTTTGGTGGAAAAGATATGATTAGCTATCAATAGCTTACGGCATTTTCTAATCATCATTATTGTAATTGGCATTGTCCTCCATACACATTAGTTGGAGATAATAAAGATGTTATAACTAACGTACAGGTAATGTACGAAGAACTAATGTTGAGATCGGACGCAGCATAGGCAAGAAAAACTAGAATCGGATTTGACGCAGGTGGTATATTCCAATATACTCCATTCTCTTGTGGAACTGGAGGAAGTTTGATGCTGATAAAGACAAATAAATCTAATGAACGCATTATTCCACTTAATCAAGCGCATAATACTTTACCTTATATTCAAATAAGAAATATAGTAAATAAAAACGTACTACCTTACGGTGGATATAACGATACTGCCATATAGAATAGTACTTATATGGAAACTGGGTGTTATGTAGAAAAATCAGACGGCTTGATCCCGTTTGCTAGTATAGACTGTTTCTGCGGAGATTGTTTTTACAAGCCGTTCTTTTATAACGCTACTCATTATTGGCACGATAATTAGCTGTTATTAAATACGTTGGCTATAACGTACGCTATACCGCTTGAAACTGAAATTGATATAAATGGACAAATCAGTGATTATTACGGATTGGCATACGAAGTTGAAAACAACAATGAAATTATCAAATACGGAGGTGCTAAATATTGTATAGAAAGACAAGATATAGCATCACATGTAAATAATTATACCCAAGATCAAAATTACTACATGTATAATACAGCATATAGTGTACAGCCAGATGTTATAACAGCTTCTTCAGAAGATGATAATACAGCTGATAACAACTATGATATGAGAGTACACTTCTCTAATCCTAAAACAAACGGAGAATAGATAGATTCTTGGTTAAAGACAAACCCAGCTGATTTTATAGATGTAGATGGTAGATACGGTGAGATTACAGCTTTAAAATTATTTAAAGATAAATTACTATTCTGGTAGAATCATTCAGTAGGTGTATTATCTGTAAATGATAGAGTACTCTTGAAAGATGAAGGAGATAGCCAAATATCATTAGGTAACGGTCAAGTATTACAAAGATTTGATTATATAAGTACTATATACGGATTAAAACCGAAATGTAGACCGATAGCAAATACTGATACCGCAATATATTGGTGGGATGGATATCAAAAAGAAATACTTAACTATACAGATGGATATTCATTAACTCCATTATCTACTATAAAGAATATCAAATCTTATATAAATAGTCATGAAGAGTCAAGTATACCTAGTGTGATATACGACAATAAATATAAAGAAGTTCTATTTAATGTTGCGAATGATGAAACAGTAGTATATAATGAACAAGTTGGAGCATTCACTTCTATATATACTTTCTCTCCAATATTCTACTGTAAGTTAGATAATTCGATGTTGATTTCAGGAGATGAAATTGGAAACAATATCTACAAGTATAACGAATTAGATGACGGTTCTAAATTATTCAAGAATACTGCATTACCTAAAGTACAATTTGTAGTAAATAAAGATTCTGTAGTTAATAAGGTATATGACAATCAGTTCTTTAATGGGAAATTCCAGAATGATTTATCTGATATAACGCTGAAATATAATACTCCGTTAGAACAAGAAGGAATAGAAACAATGGATAAAGCTACAAATAGAGAATTAGATTATAAGATAGCTGTTCCTAGAAATGGTAATGTTAATTACGGAGAGAGACTTAGAGGTAAAACAATGCAATGTATAATAGAATCTTCGTCTAATGATCCTAATTTCTCACTACAGTACGTAATAACTAAATATAGAATATCATGGACTTAAAAGAAAGAAAATTAATAAATAATACAAAAAACGATTTACCTAAGTTCGAATTAGGTACTACAATTGCTTAGGAGTATGCTGACGATGAATACAATGAAGCGTTATTAAGTGGAGAACTTGGTCCTAATCCAAATAAAGCTGGAGCTACTGCATTATTTAATGATCAGATGGCCTAGACAGGCGTTAAGCCTAAATAGAATGTGTTTAAGTCTATGATTGGTGATACGTTTAGTAAAAATACATTGAAAAGTACAGCTAACGTAGGTATTGGAGTTGCTGGTAATATTGTAGGAAATACTACAAAAAGTCTGATAAGTGGAGATAATGAAAGTACTGTAGGAAATGTATTAGGAGACGTTACCAATCAACTTGGAGGAGCATTGAGTAATGTAAATCCAATACTCGGTGGCATAGTAAATGTTGGCGGTGGTATAATCTCCGGCACCATAAATGCATTATTTGGAAGAAATAAAAAGAAAGAACAAGAGGAGAAACTCAGGAGAGCTAGATTGCAAAGGGAGCAAGAATTAGCTAATGTAAGAGATAAAGAATGGTCTTCTAAGATAAACAACGATTTTATGTATAAATATGGAGATTTAGATGCTCAATAGTCTCTATATGCAGCTAAAGATGGTGTTTATAATTTTAATAACGTATTAAACAAATTTACAAAAGAAGATCATGTCATAAATACTTCATATGGATTATATAAAGGAAAAGCAAATGCGAAAGTAAGTAGAGGAGAAATAATTGCTTCTAAAGATGGTTCTTTATATAAAGTGCCTTTTGGTAAAAATGATAGTGCATACGCTTTATTAAACGATGAAGATAGCGTTTATTCAACCAAAATTAGAGATCCGTTTACCGGACTTAAAATGGCAGATGTTGCACCTTTATATGTAGCTCAAGGAAGAAAAGATTTAGCAGACTTTGCACAAGATTTAGGAAGAGATATGAAACATCGTAAATATAATAATAAAATAGGTAAGTTTGACGAAGGTACTAAATATAATTACATTACAGGAAACCTTTTATCTACAATAGGTAACTTATGGGGGGCTAGACAATAGTATAAAGAAGCTAGTGAACCATTGCGTTATCCAAACGTATATGCTCCAAATGAACAGTTTGGTAAAGCATAGAGTGTATTAGACGGATTAGGTATAGATTATTATCCAGTAGTTGCTTAGAATAAAAATATAGAGTCTGCTATGAAGTATAACATTAGAAGATCTGGTGGTTTATCAACCGGTCAAAAAATGTTGTTGAATAGACAGTTGACTTATGATACCGAACGCAATAATGCGGATGTATTCTTTAAGCGTGCATTACAAAATAATCAATATAGACAACTTGCAGCACAAGAAAGAATGAGAGCTGGACAAGATGCTGCCAAAATGAAAATGCAGGCAAATATGTTTGACGAAGATATGCTTGCTAAAGCACACAATGCAGCTGTACAAGGTAAGCAAATGTCATTGTTTAATACTATGAATGCGATACAGCAGTTCTACGCAAACGAATTTAAGCGTCATCAGTTTAATAGAGCTATGAATTTGTATGAACAAGAATAGAGAGATAATGCTGCCGATCGTAAAGCTAAAGCAAATAACATAAAAAATATATATGTTCCTAAGTTGCAAAGTTTTTATAAAAATGCGATTGGTGATTTTAGTAGATCTTTATTTAATCCTACACTTCCAACATTGGACGAAATAAATAGTATTAATTATGGTATACGCAGGTGATTAGTGGGTACAACTCCCAGTTAGGGATTTGTATGATACATAGATGATGGCGATGGCTATTAATGCTGCCAGAGATATGTATAATAGAGCTGAAAAGAAGTTAGATGACTTCTATGATAAATATGGGGATTTTACTAGTCCTATATAGAAGGATATGGATGCGTATAATAATATTATAGGTGGTGTTAAAGATACTATAAATAATATATACGCTAGAGGTGGAGATCCGTTGCGTAACGCACAAGATAGAGCTGAAATGATGTCTGTTATACGTAATGTACCGGTAGGAGATATCAATAAACTAAAATAGAGCGCTGATAATGCACGTAAATATAACGAAGCTGTTTAGCAACTAAAGTTGGCGGGTTTATATAATCCAGAAACAGCGGCATTGGAAGGTGTTCCAATGGATTAGTATTCTACACTAGGAGACGGCGAAACTCCTGGAAATGGTGTATGGGGTCTTATTAGTCCTACTCCATATCACAACATGGCTCAATTTAGTAAAGATTACTTTGATAATATTAAACCTTTTGAAAGGGCTGCAAGTAAAAACGGTGTGAGTTATACAATATCTGAAATAAATGAAAATGATTTACATCGTATTGCTGACGCACACTTTAATGATCTAGTAAAAACTCCACAGGGATAGTTAATGTATAAGCTGTATTTGCAACAAAGTAATAACGACCCTAAGGCAGCAAGACAAGCATTTAATGATGCAGTAGTATCAGGTAATCTAGATAGATTGTATTATAGTGATAACTATCAGGAGGCAAATCTAAAACATCAACAATTAGCTATATAGAGAGCTTCTCACGCATTGGCTAGAGACAGATTTAATTGGGAAAGACAGCGAGCTGCTGCACAAGACGAAAAAGACGGTGTAAGTCAGTGGGAGCAAAATTATAACGATTCTCTCGCAAATGCTGCATCTGATGGATATACAAAATATGATCCTTCGACAGTAAATCAACATTACGGGGCTATTAGTAAAAATATAAACAATGTGCAAAATTATTTCGGATTACCATTAAGAAAAGATCCAAATAGAGATGCTAAATTTGAATATAGATATACTAAACCAGTAGATGTATTCAGCGTATTAAGAAAGCATGGTGGATACAAAGAAGGCGAAAAGTCTGTATCATTAAACAGATCCGATATAGAAAAACTTAGGAGTCATAAAGATGTAATTACAAATACACAAGGAAACTGGAGTAAATCTACTTCTACATCAAAGAAAATGAGAAAAGATATATCCAATGCACTTGAAGAGGGTAGGGAAATAAGAATGTTCCCTCGAGGTACAAAATACGGTGCTTAGAGTAAATATAATACATTTGATATTGATGCCGGAGTTGATGTTGTAATATACAAAGAAGATGGTTCAATAGATCGTAGATACGATGACGTTTATTGGGATACCGGATGGGGAACCAATGAAAGTATATCTAGACCTGAACCTATGCGATATCCAAATTTATTCCAAAATCCTTCTTAGGGATCATCTAGTGAAAATTTTGGAAACGTATTTCCTACGATGTGGGGCGCAAGCAGTGTTCTCCCTGGAGATACTAGAGGAACCAAAGGTGATTATAATTCATCACCTTCTACAAAATTAGGTACTTCATATAAATAAAAATAACAAATATGCCTAGAAATAAACAACCTAAAACAAATCAGTTATCTTGGGCTGCTAAATATGCAGCCCAGAGATAGGATTTAGATTTAAGTGTAAATGGGTATAAAGATCCATACTTACAACAATTAGAGACAGATGTCTAGCGTGAGATAGATCAAAGTATTTTACGTTCAAAAAAATTTAATGCTGATCCAGATGCGTATGTTCGCAATGAATTGGATCAGTTGCGTAAAGAACGAAAACAAGAAATAGAGGATTACGACAGCAAATCTTCATTTTCTGAACAAAATGAATTTGATAATGCAATAAAAGAATTTAACCGCTAGAACATTGGTGAAGATACTCCTACTACGTCAGATTATGCAAAAAATGCATGGGCGTATCATGGAAGAAAAATGAATGATTTCTAGATTGGTGATTTCCAAGGATACATAGATAGAACGAATCATTGGAAAGATCTATCAAAAGGTGTAATTAGATCTTGGGAAATTGAGGAACGTGTTAATCAAATTAATAACGAAATCAATAAACTTAGATCTATTCACATGTATTCGGATGAAGATGTTTTGAATATAAATCAACAAATAGAAGATTTATTGTACGAACAAAAAAATCTGATGCAAGAACATGAAGAATTAAAATAGGTTCGAGATGCTTTTGATAGTTATATTCCTAGCGGAATAAAATCTAGATATTATGATCTTGTATCTGGTAATGCCAGTAAAGGTGGTATTGCAAATATATTTTCAAATAATAAAATATTTGGAAGAACTTCTCAGCTCCATGATGAGATGGGAGACTTTTTGCGTTTTACATCTTAGTTGTATACACCAGGTATTACTAGAGAACGTCAAAAGGAAGTTCTTAATGAAGCTTTACGTGTTGCTAATGATAAAATTAAAGAGTGGCAAAACGGTATAGATCGCAATATTGAAGATAGAGAAAAATATCAAAAAGTTAGTGATTATTATCAACAAAAGTTTGATAAAGGTGGAACTGACTTTTTTAGTGCCGATACGTGGTTGTATGGAATGCCTGGACTTATTGCTGGATCTACTTCTGGAATGTCAAAGATAATCCCCGCAATGCTTCTTGGTATCGCAACCGGTGGAGGAGCTTTGGCTGCTGGTGCTGCATATGGTACACTTGCTGGTATTGGCGCTGGAGTAGCTGGTTATTTAGCAACTGCCGCGTTTAATTATGGAGCAGGAATAGCAGAAAATAATGCGGAAGTGTCAGAGGCATACAACGAACGCATAAAAGATTATTTACAGCACGAAAAAGGACGTAACGGAACATTGTATGACGATGTTGTATTAGAGGGCCGTAAGAAGTTAAATTTAAAAGGTGCAACTGATGATGAGGTTTTTGAGCAATTTAGACGCGGATCCTATGACATAAATAATGTCG